TTATTTCCTGTGACTTCATAATTGGATCTTATGTAGGGTAACATAAATTCTTCAGGCTCAGCATTTGACACTAGATCCAAAAGGTCATTAAGATCAGACTCATCCTTTGGACTCGGAGACACGTGCTTGGGAGCCTCTCTCTCAAATTTTATGCCTTTAGACTTCAAGTATTTCTTCCTACCAGGCCCAGATTTCATCTCATCTTCCAGTTCACTTTCTGTCAAGTGTAATCTAAGGATGGGGAATTCAACAAACTCATCTTGAGTAGTGCGTGTTGATTTTATATGATCAATGTAACCTCCATAATGATTGCTAGTCACAAGTTGATACAACTCCTGTCGATTTGGTTGCTCAATCTCATCAGTTAAGGAAGGACACCCTAGCTGAAGGATGACTGAATGTTTTTGCTTGGTGGAAGGTTTTGCCAGCATCTCTTTCCAGTCTCTGTTGAACTCCAGAGGCTCCACAGGCCTGTTCATTGGGAATGGTCTTGGGATTTCTTTGCCATTCAATATCACATCTGTCAACTTGTCCAGATAATCTGTCACTTCTTCTGATTCAAGATTCAGTTTCCCAAAACCTTCAACATAAGTTTCGAAATCAGACATATCAGAGTGTATTCCCAGTTGCTCATCTATGGCTTCCTTCAAAGGCCTCTTCTCAAACGAGAATGGGAAGTTCACTTCAATGTTTTTGACAGTGGCTTCTCGCATTGACATCCCAGACCCAGTTGAATGGAATAGGACCAAATTACTGACAAATCTTTCCAGCATGAACTTGTACTCTTGTTTGATGTCTGGTATTGAATCAAACCATTCAGAATCTGTGAGATCAACCACTAAAGTCTTATACAGAACTTGGTACCCACAGTTTTCTATAAACTCAAACAATGTATCATACTTGGTTGACTTCTCCTCCTCAGCTGTTTCCGGGTCAAAACTCAGGCTCACTTCACAAATTCTGATGATCCTATCTTCAATTGTGTACAAGTCAGGTTTCTGATCATTAATTTCCTTTCTTGGATGTTGAAGACCTAAGACTAACAAGGTGAATGATTCTCTTTCATAAATTCCCGACTCAACTATGCCAGTGCAGAGTATGTCATGCATGAATCTTCTATATTGGCGATATTCTTGTATTGTTTTCGGGTAATATTGGTTTGTTATGCCTTTGGCAAAACTTTCAAGGTCAGATGAAGTGCCCAGTCTCCTACTAATATTGGTTGATATTGTAGTGACAGCTCCCATCCTCGTGGTGATCGATTGCGCTCTTTGGTATAGGCTTTGCATGGTTACCTATATTATCAATTTATGTTCTGTCAATGTTGT